TTTTTGATTTAAATAATACATATTATAAAATGTCTTCAATCTCAACATCAAACGTAACTTCCGGATTCATCGACTTGGCAACTTTCGATGAAATTGAAAAATATTTATATGGCGGTCCTGACGCAACCGCTTATTTCGTACGAGAAACAAGAAAAGCTACTTGGTTCACTCAAGTCCCTGTTGTTCTCAGCAGAGCTTCTGGATCTCCAGCTTTTAATCAAGAATGGTCAGTGAGCATTTCTCGATCTGGTGATTATCTCCTGCAAACATGGATGAGACTTCAAACTCCCTCCGTTACTCTTAACGCAGGTAATCAATACGGATCAAACGGTTCCATTAGATGGTGTAAAAATTTCATGCACAACATAATCAGAGAATGCGCTATAACTTTCAATGATCTGGTGGCCGCACGATTCGACAGTTTCCACCTTGACTTCTGGGCCGCATTCACTGTACCCGCTGGTAAACGCAACGGCTACTGTAATATGATTGGCACCACCGACGATCTAACCGCTCCTCATAATACCACTAATAATTTCGGTCCTACTCTCCCATCCCTCACCCTTAATCTCCCTCTTCCATTCTTCTACGGAAGAAACTCTGGAATTGCTCTCCCCACCGCCGCTCTTCCTTACAATGACATGAGAATCAATTTCTCATTCAGAAATTGGACCGAACTTTTGATCCTCGAAAATAACACCATTCCTAGCCCCAATGTTGACAGCCGCATGACTCCAAACGTCCCAACCGATATCACAAACACCCCAACTCTCGGCTACTGTCAAGTCTGGGCAAATTACGCTATTGTCTCCAACGACGAACGAAAACGTATGGCCTGCGCCCCCCGCGATATCCTCATCGAACAAGTCCAAACTGCTCCTCGCCAAACCTTCGTACCAAGCCAAAACGCAGCCCCTAGCTTCGATATCCGCTTCTCTCACGCTATCAAAGTCCTCTTCTTCTCCGTTCGCAATAACACTTGCCCCGCTGAATGGTCCAATTACACTTGCTCTTCCCCTATCCCCGGCGCCGTCATCAACGACTGTGACCCCCCCGGCTCCGTCGACCCAATCCTCCAAACCTCTCTCATCTACGAAAACTCCCAACGCCTCTCTCAAATGGGCTCGGACTACTTCTCCCTCGTCAACCCCTTCTTCCACGCTCCTGCTATCCCCCTCGAAACCGGCTATCACATGTATTCTTACTCTCTTGATTTTATCTCCCTGGACCCTATGGCCAGTACAAATTTTGGAAAATTAACAAATGTTTCCATGGTACCTGAAGCTTCCGATGGAGCCAAATTAGCTTCCCTCGGTACTGGTGCCGTTGGTTCAGGCGCAGACTTCAAACAGACTTTTGAATTTATTGTTACAGCTGTAAATAATAATATCATCCGGGTCTCTGGAGGCGCTTTAGGATTTCCAGTACTCTGATTTCCTTACCAGCATACAAGATATATTACTATTAATATGTACAAAAATATTAAACCGCTTAATGGTTTAATATTTATATATTATATTTTTTATAAAAATGAATTTTAATAATTTTTAATAATAAATTTCCATACAATATGTTAAAATATAATAATACAAAAAACTATTTAAATTCTATTAATTGTGTACTTGTGTCGACAGCTAAAGAATTTATAGAAACTAATAATGTAATATTTTCATGTAGTTTTAATCATGAAACAACTCTTGTTTTTGGAACATTTGCAAATAAAAAAGCTAAATTAACAAAAAATAAAATACCATTGAATGAACATTGTGAAATTATATGTTCAGCATGTGCAAAAATAATTGAACATAATAATATTGTTTGTAAATTGGAAACACATGCAGGCCTTGAAATTAAGAATATAGATTATAAAACAAGAACAGCCGTATATATTTGTAAAATTTGCTTGAATGAAGCTATAACTTGTATTAGTAATCTTCAGAAAAAAAATCCTACAAAAAATTGCGAAAAATGCGCACATAATCTACAGAAAAATTCTTATTCTTATATTAAACAAAGAATTGAATCATATGGATCTAAAATAAATTGCACAGAAGAAGAATTTAAAGATATTTATGTTAACAAAGATTCTCCTATTCCATTAATATGCCAATGTGGTTCTATCAGAAAAAGAAGAATTCAAGACTTAAAAAAACATGAAAAATGCAAGGAATGTATGACTGTTCCTTGGTGTTTCACATATAACAGATAAATATATATAAATAAATTATTTTTTATAAAAAATAATTTATAATTCTCATACGGATACACCGGATGATTTTATTATTTCTTCTAGTCTTAAAATTTTTTTAATAAGTAACTCATTTTGATACTTTAAGTCGTTGTCTTTTAGTAAACTTTCAACTATTTTACAAAAATTATCCAAGGTATTTTCTGGTCTATAAATCTCATATTGTTTATTATATTTAATTCTATATCTAGTAAGTAAATCTTTGATGACAGTCTCAATTTTTCTAGAACTAATATTAAACGCGGCTATCATTCGAAATTGAGCAAACTCGTTGCCTGAAGACATATGCTTTTTTTCTCTATCCACCAGTCCACAATCTGAATATCCCAATTTAATCAAACCATCGCCTATATAAGCCAAATAGAGAACACAATGATTAGTATATTTATACCATTCAAAATTAGTTTCAAGGTATTCTGCTTCTTTATCAGATTGAGTTCTATTTAATCTCTCTTCAACAGGAGAATCTTTAATAAGAATATTTATCTGATTAATATATTTATCTTGTTCTTCTATTTTCTTTTTTAAAATATTATTTATTTCTTCTGTACTAAGCTCATTACCAATTTCAACTTTGCCGGTAATTATAAGTTCATTAACCCAAAGGGAGACTTGGACAGCAAATGAAGGAGATAGCCACTGTGCCAAATGAACTGCTACCAATCTATGAACCCACGTACCAGAATGATTTCCACCAACGTCAGCCTTTATTAATTCCAATATGGGAATCCCCATATTGGATTCCAGAGCCTGTAAATAGTCTTTCGTACCACTTAGTCTTTGGTAGTCAGCAAATAATTTATTAGCGGCTTTACACATTTGAGTTGCGTTAATCATCAGAGAAACAGGATCAACTTCGATTGTGATATCATTTAGAACGAGCGGTTTATTTGTCAGGATAATAGGTTTTGTTTCTTTTATTTTTTTATTTTCATCAGTACAAGTGGAACTAGTAATATTAGTGGAAATATCTTGTGTAATATTAGTTGAAGAATTTTTTATTTCTTTGATTTCAGAAACGTTTTTATTTTCAGACAAAATTTTATTGATTAAAGCTGGTTTATTTAATTTGTTGTAATTAGTTAATTTTTTCTCTTTGCAGATATTTTTAAGGTCAGCTGTTTTCATTTTTTCATAATTAATATCATCCCCTACTTGGGCTGGTATTTTTTTATCGTCTTCTTCCAGGAGATTAATCATTGCATCTTTTGTTAGCTTTGCTGAAAATATTCCTCGATGTTTACACATTTTGTGAAGAGTAAGAGTATTATTAAATTTATAATCAACTTTTTCTAGACTGGCTAAACCGGTTCTTGGTTGACCACCTTCACAAGAGGATGTCTCTGTCCCTGCGGGGGCGGAGCCTCCAGATATGTCGCCGTCGGAGCCGCTGGAGAGGTCGCGATCCCAAAATAATTCTTTTCTTCTTTTTACCATATCATGAAGTCTTGTTCGCAGTGATTTTACAGCTTCGCTATTTCTTATTCCCATTGTAATGCCAGCAGCAGAGGCGGCATCGCCTAGTTTAACGTTTGATAAATTTTCCCAGCTATTAACAGTTTCATCTGAAATTGGAGTTTTAACAAAAGCAACATACTTGTCCCATGCATCGCCATACTTTTCAAGCATTCTTACGCCGGAAAATCTGTCATTGTCTTCTTTATCGGGATTATTTTTAACAAAATTCAATGTTTCTATCCAATTGTCAAGAGTTGTAGATGAAATATGTCCGTCGGCTCCTCTAGTAGATTTACCAATAAACATCTTGCATACAGTCTGCGCCCCAATACACATCTTCGCTTCATTCAATAAATCCAAATTAATATTTTTACCCTCGCATTCTCTCGCAAATGATTTGGGATTTGATAATACAATAGTTGGCATAATATAATATATATCTATATCTCTTTAAGTTGATTTCGAATTTTATACTTATGAAATTCGACGATATCTCATGGATTTAGGTTCAGCGCCGAGTTGTTGATTACAACTTCACTGCCTGATAAAAGTTAGTTTAATTAATACCATTAAAAATAATTTATAATTCTTTTGAGATTGATAAACCGTATGATTTGATTATTTCTTTTAGTCTTAAATTTTCTTGAATAAGTAATTCGTTTTGATATTTTAAGTCGTCTTCGGCGGATTTACACATCAGGGAAACAGTATCTTGTGTATTATTAATAGAAGTGTTTTCGGACCCGCCAAGAGCGGTGATTAAAGCGGGTTTATTTAATTTATTGCATTTAGTTAGTTTTTTTTCTTTACATATATTTTTAAGGTCAGCTTTTTTCATTTTTTCATAATTCAACTCAACACCGGATGGAACTGGTATTCTTGCACCGTCGGAGCCGCTATGGAGGTCGTCATCCACAAGAAGAGTAATCATTTCATCTTTTGTTAATTTGGCCGAGACTATACCACGATGTTTACACATTTTATGAAGAGTAAGAGTATTATTAAATTTATAATCTACCTTTGCGATTACGGTTTCACATGCTCCCTTTTGGTCTGGCTCATCCCCACCTTTGGAGCCATTCGGGTCACTAGTGAAGCCGCTGGAGAGGTCGCGGTCCCAAAATAATTCTTTTCTTCTTTTTACCATATCATAAAGTCGTGTGCGCAGTAATTTTAAGGATTCAAAATTTCTTATTCCCATTGTAATGCCAACGGCGGAAGCGGCATCTCCCAGTTTAGAGTTTGGTAAATTTTCCCAGCTATTAACAGTTTCATCTGGAATTGGAGTTTTAACAAAGGCGACATACTTATCCCATGCATCGCCATATTTTTCAAGCATTCTCGCCCCGGAGAACCTGCCCCCATCTTCTTTGTCTGGATTATTTTTAACAAAATTTAATGTTTCTATCCAAGTTTCAAGAGATGATGCTGAAATATGGCTTTCATCACCTCTGGTCGATTTACCAATAAACATCTTGCATACAGTCTGAGCCCCAATACACATCTTCGCTTCATTCAATAAATCCAAAGTAATATTTTTAGCCTCACATTCTCTCGCAAATGATCTGGGATTTGATAATACAATTATTGGCATTTTATATTATAGTATATCTCTTTAAGTTGATTTTATAAATTCCAGAATTATGAAATTTATAAAATGGTGTATATAAAAATATTTATTTTAAATTTTTTAATTCTATATATTGATCGAACGTTATTTTACCGTCCGCCAATAAATCCATTCTTTTAATCTCTAGTTCCGCTTCTATTCTTTTAATATCCACCTCTTTATCTGCTTCTATTCTTTTAATCTCTACTTCTGCTCCTGACATCTTATTTATATTAAAATTACTATACTTGTGCATCGCCTTGCATACCCTCTCTAACATCTCCTTGCTCTCTATTTTTATTATTTCTCTCTGACCTCTAGCTGCCTCTCCCTCTGGATTATACTTATATTCTAAATTTTTCTTTCGAACCCACTCCCTTACTCTCCTTTCGGAAACAACAGGATTTTTACACGCAAACACCTTTATTAATTCAAACTTTTCATATGAAGTTGATTTCTCATGGGTTCCCAATCTATCTTTGAAGTTTGAGCTTTGTCCATACTTGAAAAGAAAATTCCCTATATACCCAAGGTAAATAACTTCTTTTTCTTCATGGAAATTTAAGTTGGATTTTGTTTCAGTAGAGAACACAGAAATTGTCGTATTTAGGTCATCAATTATTTTTTTCTTTTCATATTCTTCTTTTTTTATTTTATCTTCTTCTATTAAATTTATTCTTAGCTCAAGGTCTTTACACCTATTATTTTCTTCCATCAACTTCTGTTTCCATTTATTATCGATGGCTTCATTACTTAGTTCATTACCAATTTCAACTTTACCGGTAATCATAAGTTCATTAACCCAAAGAGAGACTTGGACGGCGAATGACGGCGACAGCCATTGCGCCAAATGAACTGCTACCAATCTATGAACCCACGTACCTTGTTCTTTTGAATTTCCACCCTGGTTTACCTTGATCAATTCCGTTATCCTGATGTGGATAACGGATTCTAGAGCTTGTAAATAATCATTAGTTGTATCAAGTCTTCTATAATGACCGAATAATTTCCCGGCGGCTTTACACATCTGGGTTGCATTAATCATTAAGGAAACAGGGTCGACGTCGATTGTCATATCATTTAGAACAAGAGGCTTTTTTTGAGCAATAGAGAGATTGTTTTCTTTTATTTTTTTATTTTCTATATATAATATATTATTAATAGAATTTATTCTTTGATTTTCATTGATAAGTAAGTCATTGTGTTCTTCTAACGATTTAACCCAAAGAGAGACTTGGACGGCGAA